ATGGCTACGGACCAATTGACCCTTCCTCTGTCCGATGAGGACCTTGTTGCGCTCGCGGCGCACAAGCATGCGCAGGCAGACCGCGATGGCGCCACAGTCGAAGATTACGCCCAGCTCGTGGACATTTTCCCCGCCGTGCTCCAGCGCCTGCGAGAGAAGATGCAGCATGCAGCCGAGTTCATCGAAATTCCGCGTCTTCGCGATATGGAACTGGACAGCATCTGCTACTGACGCGCGTCCACTTTCGCGGCAAAGTGTGTAAATATTTGCGCAAATATTGTTGACCGGCGACCCGTTCGTGTGTAGTTATTTGCGCATGGAACGGGACAGCAAAAAGATCGTCAAGCGCCTCAAAACGGAAGGCTGGGAACACATCTCGACCAAGGGATCCCATGCCAAGTTTCGGAAGGGCGAGCGGACCGTGATCGTCCCGCATCCGAAGAAAGACCTCCCGATAGGAACGGCACGGTCGATAGCGAAGATGGTGGGCTGGCTCTGACCAGCCCCCACCGGCCCAGCACCGCCGGGATGCGGCAGAAAGGTTCGAAATGAAGTATTTTTACGCAATCCTGCACAAGGACGAAGATAGCGCCTACGGGGTCACGTTCCCGGATCTTCCTGGCTGCTTCTCGGCGGCCGACAACGAGGACGATGTTCTCCGCAACGCCAGCGAGGCCCTGGAACTCTGGTTCGACGATCAGCCCTATGTGGAGCCGAGCCGACTTGATCAGGTCCGGACGATGGCTGCCGAGGAAATCGGCGCGGGCGGTACGCTCATCGCCGTGCCTCACATCCGCAATGATCACCGGGTAGCGCGCGTCAATCTCTCGATCGAGCGGGGCATCCTTGACGCGATCGACAAGGCGGCAGCAGAACGTCGTCTGACCCGCAGTGCGTTCGTGGCCCAGGCCGCACGCAACGAGATCTTAGGCGCCCACTAATTCCGTAGCCCAGTCGGGGACGCTGCCGTGGAACTCCCTCGCGCCGCGGCATCATGCTCTCGGATCGCGTCGACCTTGGCCGCGCACTTTTCGAAGCCCTCTTTGTAAATGCCTCGGCTCGTGACGATATCGCCCGTGGCCGCCAGTTCGACGTCCTTCACCACGCACCTTTCCAGCAGCCCGGCCGGGATACCGTGGTAGGACGGCGGCGGGGGCGCCGACGCTACCTCACTGCTTTTCGAGCAGGCGGCGCAGTTCAGCAGGGATAGGGCGAGACAGATATTCCTTAACCTCGGCATTGGCGGCCTCCAGTTGCTTGAGCTGCGCGGCAGCGTCCGTGTTTTGCTGTTCGATGAGAGCGAGCTTGTCCTGGAGCAGAAGGACATTTTTCTGCTCCTCCGCGCGAAGCCGGTCCTGCTCCGCGACGCGGGCGGACCATCCCTTGTTCGCGGTAACGAGATCGCCGACGCGGGTATCGAGTGTTTCGATTTCGTCGTTCTGCCGTTGGATGTGCAGGTACGCCGCCACTGCGGCGCCGATGCCGCAGATGGCCAAGACGCCGATCATGGCGAGCAGTTCGGACTTGAATGGTGTGATCAGGTTTGAAAGCCATTTCACAGCTGTTCCTCCTCTTGCGCCTTGGCCGCTTCCACGCGCTTGTCGGTATTCGCGCGCAGCTTGATCCCAAGGCGTTCGTAGACGATGCGCTCCAGCAGCCGGATCGAGACATTAGCCCCGAGCCACCCGAAGATGCCGACGATGAATCCGATCCAAAGCGGATCAACTTCCATCGCCCGGCACAGGAGCATGACAAGAAAGCCCACGAGACCGGAGCCCGCGATCTCCGTGAGCGCCCGCCACCCGTTCAGCTTGTTGCCCTTGTCGTTCTCACGCATGACGTAGCCCAAGCCGCCGGCGACCGCCGACAGCAGGACGTAGCCGAACGACGTGAGCCAGTCGGATAACGAGAAGTGTTCCATTGCGCCCCCAAATGGCTCAGCGAGCCCATGCACCGGTTTTGCCGTGCAGCCAGGTCAGGAACTGGCCCACGGTCTTATTCTTCAGGATGGAGGGGTTGGCCTTGGTGGCCGCTTCTCCGGCGATCAGATCGGCCCGCGCATCCACATCGGCGCCGATAACCTTGGCCGCCGTTCCCGCGCCGAAGAAGTGCGCAGCATAGAGCGAGGCCTTGTTGATCGGGATGCCCTTTGCGCGCAGGGCTGCAGCGTTCTTTTCGGTGAAGGTTTTGGCTCGGGCGAGCTGCTCTTCCACCGGCGGCCTGAGCCCACCGAAGGCCTGATACATGTCCTCGCCCCACTTGCCGCCCTCGCTAATCCAGGTGGCGCGGACGAACTGGTAGAGGCCGGAAGCACTGGACGTATTGGCCTTGATATAAGGCCGGTCACCGCTTTCGATTTTGGAGAGCATCGGCCAGTAGTCGCCGGGGATATCGGTCAAATTCGTTTCCCTGGGCACGCCAGCCCGGTCGAGCGCGCCGTGGATGTCATCCACCTGCGCCTGAGTAAATCCGCCTCCCTTGGCGGTGCGGGCGGCATCGAAGATCGTATCGCGGGGGTCGGTCATGCTGGCCTCGCTGGTTGCGGTGTGATTTGCATCAGACAGCAGCCTTCATCCGCGACGGCGGTAGCCGTGCGGAATCGGATCGCTTATCTGGGATGAAGGTGGGCTAGGCGGCCTTTATTCGGGCCATCCGGTGAGGAGCTGGGCTTCGATGTCGGCCAGCTCGTCGTCCGTGGTTACTTCAGAAATGGTGGCGATCAGGGCATCGAGCTCATTCTTACGACGCTGCCCTGCCTCCACAAAGTTCGCGACAGTCTTGCCCAGCTGGATCATTTCAGCAGCATCGAGCGAGACGATCGAGTTGTCGGCCATCCGCCAATCTGTGGAGAATGTCTCGCCGGCCTGCATCGCGAGCATTGCCATCACGACGGACCCGGAAATGTTGACCCGGCTCGTGGCGTCGGTCTCCACCCTGTAGCTTTCGCCTTGGACCTCGACGGCGCAGCCCCCATCGCGGACTTGATCCCGTTGGTTGCGGACCTTGGCGGCGAAAGTCGCCCGCCTCGAGAGGTGAGCGAAGTCTGCGTCGCTCGCAAGTTCGCAGCGAGGGAGGAACCCAGTGGCCGAGACCATCCATTGGCCAACGGCCAACTGTGACACCGTTTCAGCCGGGATCGCCCCTTCCGGGAGTGTGTAGACCCGGCCGCCATAGAAAGTGGAAGGTAGTCCGCCCGGAACCCCCTGCGGCTCGGCAGACGTGGTTTCGAGCGCCACGGTGATTGAGGGGCCGTCGATCGTCACTGCGCCGATCTTATGGAACATGGGGGTAGCCCCAGGAATGTCCTGGATGATGTACATTTCCGTCTCCTGGTAAGGGGTAGGCAGCCCGCGGGCTAGAGGTTCGTCATGTCGCAGGTCAGGATGCCGCCGGCCGCCACATTGATCGGGCTCCCGTCGCGCCAGGTGGCTTGGCCTTCCTGGAAGTTGAAGCCGTTGGAGCGGGCAGCAACCACCGGCACTCCGCGGAAGTTACGCTGCGCGGTGGCCGGATCGTTGGGCCCGGGCGAGACCAGCACTTCGCTCGTCCGGTTCTCGACGGTCCCATATCGCAGGTACCCAAGCGTCTTCCCGGCCGTATCTGGCACGGCATAGTCCTGGTTCGTGTTGTGGCCGTTGTTGATGGAAACCGGCGTGTTCGCGATGATCCGGAGCGGGGAATACGCGAGATCGAGGCACTTCTGGCTGTTGGCGTTGAAGGCCTGGAACCCGTAGCCGAGATCCGGAAGCAGAGCGTAGGCGCTGAAGAGCCAATAGGAGAGCGTGAACGATACTCCGCTCAACGCCTTCACGTTCGCAGTGAAGCCATTGACCGGCGTGTTCGCGGCGCTGGCAATCTGGAGCGAGCACGGCGCCGTGCAGGCGAGTACCGCGAACTGATGGTATGGCAGGCTGCCGACGAAGGCCGAATAGATCGGGTGCTTGTTCGGATTCACGACGGCAGCGTTGGACGTGAAGCCTACCTGCCCCTTGCCGACCATGCCGAACATCATCGTTTCGCTGTCGAACTGCACGCGCGCGTCGGCGGCGAAGGTCTGCATGCCTGCGAAATCGACCATTAGAAAAGCTGAACCCGAACGGTGGCGTTGACGGGCCGGCTTGTGTCGGCCCGCGCCGCATTGACCTGGATGTTGCCGGTATAAGTGAAGGTCAGCGGGCTCTCGGCCAGGCCCGCGTCCGTCACAGCTGCGATGATGTTATTCGTGGGCGCCTGCCAGGCGGAGGCGTTGAACGACCCGCTGTCGGTCACGACGAACGATCCCGCCTCGCGCAGGATCTTGTCGTTGCTGTTGAAGACGATCTGCCCGAGCTCGTTCTGGACGAGAAACCCTGCATCTTCGGCCACGTCAGACCGCCCAGACCCCGGCGCGAACCCGTAGGGTGCCGTTGGCGTCGTAGGCGCGCATGCCGTTGCTATCGATCTCCGTCCGGCGCCCCACGGTAGCCGTCCGCATGAGGCCGAGGTTGGCAGTGATCGCGGACAGCTCAGTCACCGCCATCTTCGCCGCCGTCACTTGCCCCGCCCCGAGCTTATCGGTGGTGATTAAACCGGAAGCCAAATGGTTAGTGAGAATCTGCCCATCGACGATCAGCTGCGCGTTATTGCGTCGACGAAGCTTCATGTTCCACCAATAGCACTGGGCGTTCGGGAACGAGGGGCTAGGTCCTAGCAGCCGCAGGTAGGCCTTCCCCAGATTTCCGCCGGTATACTTGAAGTTCCCCCTCAAGATGGTGAAACCTTCGCCTGGATAGGCGTAGAGCTGAATGCCCCCCGTTATCGCAGTGTTATAGACCCCGGTAGGGGCGAGCCACTCGATGTTTCCGCCCGTGTTGCGCATGATCATGTCCATGATCACCTGCGATCCCGCAGATGCCCAGCACTGGCATTCGAAGGCGAACTCATCTCCAGGGTTCACGGATATCCCGTATATCTGCGAGTTTTCGTCCCAGTTGCCTCGGCTGTTAGTGATCGACAGCTCGTTTACGGTATTGCCATTGCGAGCCATATAAAGGGCGAACCTAGAGGGCCACGACGTTCCGGCGCCCCCGTCCTGCGCCCGTACCACGAGGCCGTTCACCCCATTCTGGTTTCGTGACCAGCCATCGAGCGTGCCCGACGCGAGGTCACCATCGACCATGAGGTTTTCATAGTCGGTCATGGTCACGTGCTTGGCAGTTATCTGCCGAGCCGCGATCTCAGTTGCTCCGAGCGTGTCCACCGCGATCTGCTGACCGGTGATGGACCGGGCGTAGATGTTCTCCGCCACCATGATCGCCTGCGCAGGGGGCGAGTACGGTGTGATCTCACTGGCGTTAGGTGTGCACTCTACTAACTGCGGATAGCACATGAACATCCAGCTATCGCTTTGCCCGGCGTCGGTCCCGAACTTGCGCACATAAGCAAGAAGCCGTGTCGCCCCGCCGCCTGGCGGAACGTAAACCCTGGACACCAGGCGTTTCCATGCATTTAGGTTAGTGCCGCCCCGCTTGCCCTCGGCGTCCGAAAGGCTCCCAGCGGCTCCTATGGTGCCCTGTCCCGCCCAGCTGCCATCTGGCCTAGCGGCGATTAGAAGGATATCCGCGGTGCAGCGGTGTGTGCCCACGTACAGCGAGAGCTCGTAGCTCTTGCCGTCCTCGCATGCATAATCGTTCGTCCACCCCCCGCTCATGTCGCGGATGTAGCGGAACATGAAATAGTCCGGGTTTGCACCCTTCGCCGTGTTAGTCTGATGAACTCCGAAGCCGGAGAAATCGGGCAGGGTCCAATCGCTAGCCCCTCCCGGATATTCGCCGTTCGGCAACGGCGAAAGCATCGGGCCGCCATAGGTGGCGTTCATTTGATAGACGGAGCCGGTGTTCTGCTGGCTGTTCAAATACATGAACAGGTCGGGCCGGGTCGACGGCACTGCACCCAACAGTCGGTTGCCGCCAATGCCAATGCCGAGTTTCGCAGAAGGGACAGTACCCACGAGCTTCGTCGCGGACATGCCAGCCAGCTGGGAATCTGCGATCACCGTAGCCGACGTGATCGTGGCCACCCATCCGCCATTCACATAGGTATATCGCTTGCCATCGCCGGTATTAAAAACTTCGCGGCCTTCGAAATTCCCGGTCGTCGGGGTCGAGGAGACGATCTCATAGCCGCCCGTCAACTTGCTCAGCGCGAAACTCAGATCGAAATTGCGGCCGGTAAAGGCACCCGTGCCGGTTGCGCGCAGGGTGAGCGTCGCGCTGAGCACGGCGACGTTGCCGAACTCTCCAGCGTTCCCATTCGCTCCGACCACCGTGGCCGTCCGACCGGATAGCGACACCTGGAGCCCGTTAGGGTTAGAGGCGATCACGACGTTGAAGTTCGCCGACACATCGACGCCGCCCTGCTTCAGCACGAAGGTCGTGCTCACCCCGTCGTAACTCTTCACGACTCCATTCGCGTAAGCCCACACCTGCTGAGCCGACGCCGTCAGCGAAGGCGTGATCGCCGCTTCACCGGGGGTGCCGGGGTCTCCCTTCGCGCCGTTCGCCCCATCGGCACCAGCGGCGCCTCCGGCGGCCCAGGTAACGACCGTAAACTGCGGCTGCGAGGCGTCTGCGACTGAGAGAGAGCTATCGAGCCAAAAGCGTAAGTTCGCAGGGGCATCGGCTTCCCAGAAGACGATCGAGAACCCGTTTCCACTACGAATCCAACGGACTTTTTTCCCATTGTATTGGATGCTTAGCGTGTCACCGAGGTTGAAGTTGTTATCCCAACCTTGAAGCCCTGTGCCGTTTGCCCAGACCTCAATCCGCCCTTGGTCCATTCTCCAAGCGTAATCGAGCGACAGGTAGCTACTGTCGGTGAAGGGGTCCGTATTGAGGCCAACGAAAAAGTCGAAGCCGAGATTTTCGGGCCGCACTACGAGGGTCACCCCGCCCGCAAACGCCTCGCTGGAAACGACCTGAGAATTCCAATCGGTTGCACCGCTAACCTTGTAGACCCGAGCACCCGACACGGCGGCGTTCGCCCCGGCCACCAGACCGAAGTTCGGCGGACCAGCATAGGCCGACCACGTATATTCTGCCGGATTTACGCTCTCAACTGCTGTCGCCTTGTTGCTTGCGATGCCGATGAAGGTGCGCCCGTTCGGCGCTCCGGTCGTGAAATTGAGCGTCCCGTCGGCCGAATCTGCATAGGCGATCCAGGTATAGAACGTGACCCCGTCAGCACCCCTCACACCGGGGAGACCATCGGAACCGCCAGACGCCAACAGCGAGACAAATTGGTTGGGCGGCGGCGATCCAGCGGTAGAAATGTGGGCCGTGATGACCGTGTACGAAGAGCCGTCGTACTGGAAGAAATCGCCGACGTTGTAGGCGACGCCGGGCGCCCAATCGCCGCGGTTGACGTTGCGCGTGGCGTTGTCGTCGGGCTTGGTGCCGTTAGGGTCGGTGATGTCCGGCCAAGCTACGCTAGCGGTGAGCGGCTCGACCTTTCCCGCGGTGCTCAGCCCCTCGATTGCAAGCGAGAGGGTGCAGATCGTGGCGTCGACCTCGATCGTGAAGTCTTTGAAGAAGCCGTAGGCGGTAAGGGTCTCGATCCCATCCTTGCCGATCCAGAGCGACGGCTTCGCCCGCACGGCGGCGATGCGGCCGGCAACAAGGTCGATGGCATCCCGGCGCAGCTTGGCCTGCAGGGTCATGCGCTTCGCCCAGGCCCGCTCGACCACCTGGATATCGCCGAACTCGTCCGCTTCCTTGCGGCTGAAATCCGTGATCCCGGCCTTGGGCGAATCGGTCGTGGAGCCGAGCGCGGCAAGCTTGCCCACGAGCAACGTGCCGGCCTCTACCGTCCCGGGGCCCGTGATAGTCACGATCACCTGCCCGGCGATCTCCGGCATGTCGAGGAAGGTAACCGTCCCGCTCGCATTGGGCGCGGACGTCCGGTCATAGCCGGCGGCCTGGACGCGCACGGCCGCTCCCTTGACGTCGAGCAAGGCCACCGCATCGAAGGTGCCCGGTGCGAGCGTCACAGTGATCGCGCCGGCTGCCGCCGTCGTCGATCCTAGCGCCTGGTCGAACATCGCCCAGCGGTTGGTCGGGCCGACATCGCTCCACTTGCCCGAGACCCCGGCCGGATCATTGCCCTTGTTGTCCAGCGCGCCGCTCTCATAGATCCGGTGCGTGGCCGCCTTGATGACCCGGGCGCCGAGCGGATAGGTCGTGTCGGCCGACCACTCGGGATAGTCATTCTCCGGCACGGTGCTGGCGACCAGCGCGGCCCCAGCAATGGTGACCGGCTGCAGCACCTGCAGGGTAGAGGCCGCGCCGCCCGGCGCCGGATCGCCGCCCGGATCCGCGAACGCCTCGGTGTCGGTGAGCGCTTCGACCGTCAGGGTGCAGTAGCTTTTCGGCGGGACAGCGAGATCAATCTCGAAATCCCTGAAGAAGCCGCGGAAGTTGAGCCAGGCGAAGCGATCATCCGCAACCCACTGGGCGGGCTTGGCGCGAATGGCGGCCAGATTGCGCTGAAGGGCATCGGTCTGATCAAAGGGCACGACCAAGCGCACGGACATGCGCCGCGCGAAGCTGCGCTCCACGACGGTCGTCACGCCGTAATCGTCGGTCACCCGGCGGCTATAGTCGACGATACCAATCGTCGGCGTGGCCTCGGCCTCACCGAGATCGATCACCTCGCCCCCGTCGAGAATTACCTTCATGCTGCTGCGCTCACTACAGAGATGGCCCGGCCGCTGCCGTCCTCGGTGACGTCCTCCAGCTTGCGCTGGATGGCCTTCGTGTTGCTGGCCGTCTGGGCATGGCCCGTGTTGTTGTCAGACCGCAGTCCGGCCAGCTCAGCGCGGAGGCTGCGCACTTCGGCCGCAAGGTCGGTACCGGCGGCCGAGGTGGACGTGCTCGCCGTGGCAGCGCTGGCCGCGTCGATGGCCGATGTGGCCGAGGCGGACGCGGACGAAGCGGAGGAACCGCCCGCGAAGCCCTTCGTGGCGTCATAGACCCCTTCCAGGCTCGCTGCCGTCTGCGCCTTGATCCGTTCCAGCTCCTGGCGGCTCGTGGCGACGTTGCCGGCGACATCGAGCAGCGACTGGCTGAGGTCGGCCAGCTTGGCCGCCGCCTCCTGATCACCGCCCCGGGCTGACAGCACCGCGGCATTGAACTGGCCCTGCAGCGTGGCGAAGCTGGCGGCATCGTCGCCCCCGCTGAGGCCGCGAATGCGGTTCACCTCGTCGAGGATACTGTCACCGACCGATTTCCACGCCTGGCGCAGCTGCTCCGCTGCCGTGGCCGCGGCTTCTTGCGTCGCCGTCAGGGCCTCCTGCGCGGCGTTGGCGTCCTCGACCGCATAGAGCTGCTGCAGCAGTGCGCGCTGCGCGTCGCTGGTGGCGTCCTTCAATTCCTTGGCGCGGGCAATGGCCGTCACGGTGGCCTCGTCGCCCGAAGCCTCGGCAATGCGCGAACGGATGTCGTTCAGCGCATCCGTTTCCTTGTCCATGGCTTCCTGGCGCTTGATCGACAGGAGCTGCTCAAGCTGGGCGTATTCCGCCGCCGTGGCGCCTGCCTCGGCGAAGATCGAGCGTAGGTTTGCGAATTCCTTGTCGAGGCTATCCAGCTCGGCGCCGACCGGGTCGAGGTATGCCTTGAGATCGGTGAAGACGCCCTCGAAGCTCAGCGCCTTGTTGAGCTGGGTCGACAGATCGTCTCCCGCCTTCAGCAGGTTGTTGGTGGACGCGCGGATGCCGGTGATGGCCCCGCGCTCGATCGCCAGCTTCATGGCGTAGGCCACGGCAGCCTCGGCATCGTCGTTGAAGTCGACCGCGCCCTTCTTGACCTTGAGCGAGGTTCCGCCGGCGTTGACGCGGTAGTCGCCGTGACGGACGCCGACGCTGATGTTGCCGAAGTTGCCGATGGCGCCGCCCAGCTGCGAAGCGAGATCGGACAGGCCGCCATAGATGCTGTTGCCGGCGGCCAGGGCGGCCTTCTGCGACGACCCGCTGTTGCCTGAGGTTCCGGACACGCCCGCGGCCGACAGATCGACCCGGCCCCACTTCACCTTGGTGAACGCGCTGCCGAGCGCGCTGCCCAGGACACCGCCGAGAACCGAACCGAGTGGTCCGGCGAAGCCGCCCAGGCCCTTCAATAGCTTACTGCTGCTATCGGCCAGTGTCTTGCCGATCTTATCTCCGACTTTGCCACCGAGCGCGCCCGCGATGGCCGAGCCTGCTTGCTCGGCGGCGGACTGCTTTCCGAACACTGCGCTGCCGGCGGCCATACCTGTGGCTGCGCTTTGCAGCACGGGGACAACCGCCTTCACGAACGCGCCGTCCTTCTTGAAGATCTTCGACATCTCCTCGCCGATCGACGACGCAATTTCTTTGCCGGTTTCGTCTTTGCCGGTCATGCCGGTGTTGAGCAGGTCGCCGAGAGGGCCGCGAATGCCGGTCGTATTGCCCGTGAAGATGCCCAGCAGGGCGCCAAGGCCTTGCCCGACCTTGCCCATGTCGCCGAGCAGGTCGATCGTGTCGCGCAGGCGGTCGTTGTAGCGCTCGATGGCAACTGTCTGCTTTTCGATCTCGAAACGCGCGTCGGCCTGCTGCTTCAGCGCTTCCGCCTCGGCCATCTTCAAGTCGGCGGTCTTCGTCAGGCCGGCGTCGCGCAGGCGCCGGGCTTCCGTTTCTGCGCGCACCTGGATCGCGATCTTTTCTTGCTCCAGCGCGATCCGCGCCAGTTCGTCTTCCAGCGCATCGCCGGACAGCCCCCGCAAAGCCTGGAGCCGGGCAGCGCCGAGGTCCGAAGTCAGCTTCGTTTCCGTGCGGATATCCTCGATCGCACGGCCGATCTGCGCCGACTGGATGGCGTCCTCGGTTTCCTTGCGCGCCTTCTTGTTGGCGAGCTGGGCTCCAGTTAGTTCCTTCAGCGCCTTTTTCGCTGCATCGTAACCCTCCTTGTCATTGTTCATGGAGGCGACGCCCATGGCAGTCATGAGCTTCTGCTGTTCGGCCATGTCGGCCAGAGCCTCGGAGGCCTTGCTGGCGTCGAGGGTGCCGTTGCGGATAGCCGTGTTGACGAACTCCTGCGCGCGGGTCTGGTCCGCCAGCGCCGCGACCTGCTCCGCCGACCCGTTGACCTGATCGGCCACATACTTGCGCAGCTCGCCGGCGGCGTAAGACTGAAGGTCCGCTTGCTTCTTGATGCCTTGGGCGGTCGCCTCGGCTTCGACGCGCGCACGAATGCCCGCAGCGGTGCTGACGGCGTAGGCATCGGCCGACTGGTAGAGGCCTGCGATCAACGCCCGAGTGGCATCCGCCTCGCGGCCGAGACGTTCCTCTCGGCGCTGTTCTGACGTGACGCGGGGCTTCTTCTGCGCGTCCTTAGCGTCCTTGATCGCCTTGTCGCGCGTAACCTGAGCAACCCTTTCGAGCGCGATGTACTGCTTCTGGCTGATCGTGCCCTTTTCGCGCTGATCGTTCAGCTTCTGAAGATTGCGCTCGTACTTGCCAGTTGCGGCGGCGGCAGCGTCCATCGATTCTGCCACAGCCCGCTGATTACGAGGGATTTCCGCAAGCCGGATACCCTTCTCGGTCTCGGCTACAGCGGCCTTTGCCCTGTCTAGATCACGCTGGACCCGCTCTACTTCTGCGGCATACTGGTTGGCGACAATGGATTGGGCACCGCCCGGCCCGCCAGCAAAGATGTTCGTAGATTTGGCGTTTTCGGCAAGCACCTTCTGCTGTTCGAGAAGGGCAACAGTCTGCTCTCGTATTTTAACCGTGTTATTTCGGCGTTGCACGGCCTCGTTGTAGGCTTGGATTTCCGCCTGCTGGGAAGTCGCGATCGACTTCTCAAGCGCCGCATTCTGCTCGCGAATTGCGGCGATGACGCCGTCCAGCGTTTTCTCGAACTCGGCCTTCGCCGCCGCCGTAGCCGCTGTCTGCGCAGCGTCCTTGCGTAGCTTCTCAACGTTGGCGTCGAGAGACTCGCCTTCATCCAGCAACGTCATGGCAAATGTCGCCGCAAGGCCGATGGCAGTGGTCAGAGCGATGCCCCAAGGGCCGCCCATGAACGCAGCAAAGCGACCGGCACCTTCCTGCGCCCCGTGCATGCCCGCGGTCATATCGGGAAGCTGGATCGCCAGTGCCTGGATCACGCCCGTGCCTGCCATGACCTGCTGGCCAACCTGGCTCATCTGAAGCGAGAAATTGCGGGCATTGCCGGAAGACTTCTTGAAGGTCTCGCCGACATCGTCGAGCACCACTTCGCTACGCATGACAGCCTGCGCGTGATCCTGGAGCGCTGCGCGGGCCTGTGCCGTCGCGGCCGCGTACTCGTGCTGACGAAGCGCCCCTTCGCGAAGCAAGGCGTCGAGAACGTCCATTTGCTGGTTGAATCGCTGCTGCGCGGCGAACATCGGATCAAGCTGAGCGCGCACATTCGCCGCCTGCGCTGCGTATGTTGCCTGCTGACGAGCTGCTTCCTGCGCCGCCTGCGCGGCCTCACGCAGCGCCGCCGCCTCTAGCTGCGCCGCCGCCGCAGCATCCCTCTGCTTGTCGGCCATAAGCCCCGCTGCCGTGGCCGACTGCCGGATCGCCTCCATGTACTGCGCATGGGTGATCGCACCCTGCTTCAAGGCTCTTTCGGCCGTCTCCACCTCCTGCCGATATGTCTGCATGGACGCCCAGGCAGGATCGAGCTTCGCTTTCAGGGCGGCCACATCCTTGGTGAATTGCTGGACGCCTGCACCCGCGCCCCTGCCAATGGCCCCAAGGTTGTCGTTGGCGGTCTTCGCGCTGCGCGCGATGTCCCCGCTTGCATCGCGAACGGCGCGCCGGACCTTGTCCATATCGGCCTGCAAGCGCGCAACTTCCGCGACGATTTCAATAGAAAGCCGCCCCGCCGGAATGCCGCGACCTGCCATTGCATATCCTTCCAAAGAAAAGGGCGGCTCAAAGGCCGCCCGTCGTTTCGATATGATGATGAGATATTGTCGGCGAGGCCGCTAACTTGCCTTTTCGCCAGCAGGCAACGCGCACTTCACGTCGGCTTGCAGCTTCCACCAGTCGTACTTTTCTTGATCTTGTTCCGTCAGGTAGCCATCCGCGACCTTCCGAGCCGCTCGGCATAAATCGCCGTAAGTCGTGGCAGAGTTTTTCTCCACTACTTCGAACTCTTTCTCCGCAGCCTCACCGGGACTTTGCCCACACGCAGAAAGCGATAGCAGCGGCATGCTCGCAAGGATCATCCATCTCATGCGCCTACACTACAGTTATAGGCTGAGATTCAAACCTTCCTCTTGAACGCTGCGACCAGGGCGGCGAATTGGGCATCAACCCGGCTTCGCGCGCGATCCTGATCGACCTTCACCATCGGTTCGATGCAGGCAGAGTTCCGGGCATCGTGCTGCTGGTAGAGGAAGGCGCGGGACAGCCGGCGCAGCGTTCGCGCCTCCCACGGCGACAGATCGACGCCAATCAATCGTGACCAAGCCGCCATTTCGGAGAACCCGAGCGGCGCGCTGCTGTCGCCAGCAGGCGCGGTCGGGCCGATCTCCAGCAGCCAGTCTGTGAGGTAGGGAGCAGGATTGACCGGCAGGATTGGCTCGCGGCCGTGGTCCCGCAGTGCCTCGGCGCGAGTTACCGGCTCGGGCGGCTTGCCCGTGCCGGTATGCTCAGCGCGCGGTGCCGTGTTCAGCCAGGCGAGTTGTCGTGTCCAGAGTTCGAGAGCGACTGCGATGCCCTCATAAAATTTTCCCAGTTCTTGGTGTCGACTTCCATGTGGTCACGGATGTAGCCCAGCAGCGGGTCGCTGTAGACGGCACGGACGGTTTCCGCATCGCCGTGCACGCCCTCGACCTCGATGCCGTTGAAACGCTTGGTGACAGCGCAGAGGAACTCGACGGCATCTTCCGTCTCGAAGTCCAGGGCCGCCTCGAACTTGCCGTTGGCCTCGCGCGACCGCTTGATCGCCTTGCGGCGCTTGGCGGCGTCAGCAACCTGCCAGATCTTGGTGCCGGGGCCGAACACGGTCGCGGTGATGGGATTGCCGGTATCCGGGTCGCGGAACGGCGAACCGTCCGCGTTCTTGACGGGAAGGTCACACACGTCGGCGACGCGGTGGTTCATGATCTTGAGAGCCATATGGCTTGCCTTTCAGGGAAGGTGTCGGCCGGTCACCCTGATAACCGGCCGACATGAAAAACCCCGCAGAAGCGGGGCGGAAGCTCAGGGGCGTAAGGGGGCTGATCAGGCCGGCGGGATGTAGACGAGGCCGTCTTCGTCCTGCGATACGATCGTGTGTTCGAGCGTGATCTGGCGGGTGGCCACGGTGTTGACGTCGCCATAGCTCTTCGGGCCGCCCATCACGAGCGCGCGCGAGCAGATGTCACCGAGACGCGGATGCGAGATGATCACCGAATACGGATCATCATCTTCCGTTGCGGCGTCGACGAGATCCTGGCCGGCGTCATCCGGGTCGATCCCGACCGTGATCGTCTGCGAACCGAGGGTGTAGCCGCCCTTGGCCTTGCTCTCACCGCGATTACTGATGTTGCGCCAGGGCACGACATCATAGACGCGGCTCGGGGTGTCGCCGAGGTCGCTGACCTCGCCTACCTCGATCGCAGTGGCCTTCAGCGCGGTATAACCTGCCGCGTCGAAGGTTGCCGGGGGTGCCTTGATCAGGAGCACCTTTGCCCCGGCGGAGGTAAAGACCGCCATGTGTTTTCTCCATGTAGAGGTGGAATGCCCCGTGAGTGGGGCGGACTATCGCCGGGACGGCAACGCCTGTCAGGTGGCCGCAGCCGTCGACGACGGATCGGTTTTGCCCGCCGCCGTTTTCTTCGCGGCCGGCACCAGTTCGAAACGCCCGGTCGGCAGAAGCGCGTCGAAAAGCTCCTGTGACATCTCGACCTTGCGGCCCTTCGCGTACTTCTTGCCGTTCAGGGTCGTGCGGCGGGTGGCCCTGGCTTCGATCATCATCGGGTCTCCAGATAGGTGACGAGGAAATCCTGGCTCCGGCACCAGATCGAAGGATCCTCGATCATGAAGTCGGGACCGGCGGAATCGGTATGGATGGTCACCGCATCGATCCCGTCCACCTCGATACCCACCAGATCGGCCGCGGCACGGCGCACAGCGCGCATCACAGTGGCCCGCTCGGGGTAACCGCTCGCCATGACGGTAACCTGCACCCGCTCGCGGACATGTCGCCGGGCGCCGGGCGCGGGAATATTGCGGTCGTTCAGGCTCACGCTTTCCAGCGCGATCCACGGCAACTGAAACCCCAGCGCGCTCGGCCCCGGCGAAATCCGCTCCGCCGGCACCAGGTCGGTCAGGGCGGCGTCGGAGGTCAGCATCTTCACCATTGCAGCTACACCGTCCATCAGTCGGCCCCAGCTATCGGCGCAACGAAGCCAGTCTTGCCTTGGAGGAAGTCGCGGATCTTGCCGGCATATGCCTGGATGGACTCGTCTGCCTTCGCATCAAGCGCAGGCCGCAGGAACGGGTGAGCGGCGATGCCGGGATGCTGAATGATGCCCGACACGTACCGGTCGCCGATCTTCATGGGCTTGGTCGAAATCTTCCCCTTGCCCTCGGCCGCCTTTCGGATCGCGACCTTTCCCTGGCCAGCGCCTGTCCGCGCGATGAGGTGAGCGGTCACCCCGAATTCGAAGAAGGCGCCGAGGAAGGCGTGCTCGCCATCAAGCCGAATGCTGATCGAGAACGTGCCGTCCTGATTCTGACGGGGCGAGCCGCTCTTGATGGCCTTGGCCATCTTGCCGCTCTTCTTCGGCGCCCGGGCGCGGGCCTCGTCGCGAACGGGCGCGGCGGCCGCGGTAAGCCCCTGTCGAACCCCCTGCTTCTGCATGCGCTTCGGCACCAGTTGCAAATAGGCGTCCAGGTCGGCGAGTCCCTTCACCGGGAAATTGCGGCTCATGGCCTGTCACCTCGCGTGGACAATTCCTGAACGACGAGTTCGAGCGCCTCCTGGCGGCCCAACTCGGCGGGGCCGGAAACGATTTCCATGGCGCGGCCCCGGTAGATCACCCGCATGTCGGGGGTGATGTCCTCACGAAAGCGCATGCGGATGCGCGCGGGGCGCTGCTGGAGCGAGGCGCTCTCGTCCACGCTCTCGGCCCGGCTCGGCAACACATCGCGAACCTGCGCCCACACTTTCACATGCGGCTCCCAGGTCGTCTTCGACGTGTTGTAAGTCGGATCACGGGTAGTGACCGGCCGCTCGAACTGGATGCGACGATCCAGCGAGCCCGCAGCGATCATGCCCATCAGATCAGCACCCGGCGAAACGGCGCGCAGAGCTGGCGAACGCCAAAGGGCACTTCGCCTTCAGTCCCTCGGTCGGTAACCGCCTCACGGTTCTTGTAGAGATGGCCGAGAAAGAGGCGAACGGCCGAAATCAACGAGGGCGGCGCCGCACCTTCGGCGTATCCTGCAGAAAACTGAAATCGTACATCGCCACCGACATTGGCCGGCCAACGGGAACCGAGTTTCGGAAGCACGTCGCCCGACGGAGTGATCCGAAAATCGTCAACAGCACCGTCAACGGCGGTGCCGCTGCGGTCGAGCCAGTCAACAGAGGTAATTGCGGTGACGGGCGCCACGCTCAGCGACAGAGGCCATCGAGCCTGCGCCGGAAAGCCTTGGGCAGTCCACTCAATTCCCTCGGTCGGACCCATTTTGACCGAGCAGTAGCGCTCGACGAAGTCGATCGAGGCGTCACGCAGCGCCCCGATCAGATCGTCTTCGTCATCGCCATCGGCTCGCAGATGGTCTTTGCATGCCTGAAGCGACAGGATCGCTTCTCCGTACCCGTCCGGGAACGGCGCGTGCAGCAGCTCAAAGATCATGGTTGCGGGTCCTTCAGCCGCTTTTCTCAGTCGGCCTGGTCGACGTCAGCGTCAGCCGCGGCGGCCAAGTTCTTCGCGACAGCCTCCTTTGCGCTGATCGTCGGATCGTTGAAATCGATCAGGTTGGCATGGTCCGGCGCGCTCGCCCGTGGGTTCGAATCCACGGCCGGATGCGTCAGATCGACCACCGCCTTCGCAACATCCTCGATAATTGCGCCGGACGCCTCGACCGAGGCGGCGGTTTCAGTCTTGGGAGCGGCCGTCGTGGTCTTGGCGGCAGATACGGTTTTCGTCGTGGCAGCCATGTTAGTCTCCTACGTTTCCACCCCGCCTCGCGCCTGACGAACACGCGCGAGAAGGAGGGCGGGACGCCGGAGCGCCCCGCCGGTTAATCAGGCGGCCTTCATCTTGAGCGCGCGCATGAATTCGGGGTTCTGCACACCGCCACCGACGCGCTTGGTCGTGTAGAAGTTCACGAACGGCTTGTTGGTGTACGGATCGCGCAGGATGCGGATGCCCATGCGATCGAGAATCAGGTAGGTCTGACGCATGTCGCCGAACAGCAGCGGGATGGCGCCAGGCGCGACATCGGGCATGCCCTCGATTTCGGTGGTGGGGTAGCCAAGAATGCGGCCCGGCTCGCCGTCTTGGAAGCCCGGCTGCCAGAGATACGTGCCATCGCCATCCTTTAGCTTGCGCACAGCCGCCATCGTGCCGTTATTCATGAAGAACCGCGCACCAGCTCGACGTGCCGAAGGCAGATCGTAGATGATGTCGACCAGCTCGTCGGGATCGATCTCGGCTGTTGCGGCCGTGGTGCCTGCCTTGATTGCACCGAAAGGATGCTTGGCAGCGTTCGCGGCGCCGGTGACATAGGTCAGGATGCCGAACGGCTTGTTGACGCCATTGCCGGACAGGAAAGCGACGCCTTCCTGATAGGCAAACTCGGTGTTGACCTCGTCCGCCAACCACTGTTCGACATTCACCAGCGCGTCATCGAGGAACTGCTGTGTTGCGGCCGGGTTGGCATAGATTTCACCATGACCGAATGCCAGTTCCGAGATACCCGGCGTGACTGTTTCCGGTCGCGCTGCGACTTCGCCGACCCAACCCGATCCCACGTTTCGGTCACTGTAAAGCCGGCGGAAGCCAGCGTTGCCCGTCTGGATGACCTGTGCGTACTGGCGGATGGGCGAAATTTCGCGGAGCGCCCCTGTGATCGTTCGATCCCATTCGACCGGTGCCAGATAGCCGCCCTCGGCATCGACACCAACCTGCAGCGCATTGTTGACGTCGCCTCGGCGGAAGTGGGAGTTGAAGGCATTGCGATACTCGGGGTCGCTGGCTGGTTCGTTGCCGTTGGGGCCGAGACGCAGCGCGGCAATGGTCTGCTGCTGTTCGTTGACCAGCGTCGTCAGGTCACCGAGCGAGGCGTTGATGCGATCGACGTGTTCGTTGGTGACCACGTCTTCGCGACCACTTTCGAGTTCGGAGAGGCGGCGGTCGTTCTGCTCACGGAAAGCCGCAAAGGTGCGGTTCAGCTCGGCGAGCGTGGCATTGACGTCTCGGGTTTCGGCGCGCGCGGCGACGATCCCGCGAACGCGGGGGTAGGCACTCTTGTTCATGATAGGCCCTTTCAGGGTTTCATTGCAGCGATGAGGGCGTCGAGGCCCTCGATGGCGTCGCCTGCATCTCGCGCGGCGGGAGGGCTTGCATCGCGCTGGGCACCTCCAAGGGCGGAGATCATCTGCTGACGATCGCCGCGGGAAAATCCGGCCCGAGCAAGAGCCGCTTCAGTGGTACGCCGAGCCATAAGGCCTCGGTCCATCGAGTTGGACGGAGCAGTGTCCGGCAGTTCGCTCATTGTGGCATCGGCGAAGCCGCGGGCGATAGCATCGGTCGGCCCCATGAAGGTCTCGCCGTCCATGAGAGCGACGATATCGGCACGGGCGAGACCGGTGCGGGCCTCGTAGATATCGGCAAGCGCGCTGTCGAAGCCGGCGAACATATCGGCAGCGTCCCGGAAATCGTTCTGGTTGCCGACCACGACGCCCCAGGCATTGTGGACCATGATGAAGGAGCCGATGCCCATGTTGATCGTGTCCCCGGCCATCGCAATGATGGAGGCAGCACTGGCCGCAAGGCTGATCACGTTCACGGTCACGCGGCCTTTGTGGGCCGCGAGCAGATTGTAGATCGCGATGCCCTCGAACATGTCGCCGCCCGGTGAATTCACGTTCACGACCACATCATTGTCGCCGATCGAGCGCAGGGCGGATGCGATGCGTTTCGAAGTCACTCCTTCGCCGGTCCACCAGTCCTGCCCGATCACGTCATAGATCGTGATGGTGTTGGCGTCGTCACTGGCGGCAGCGCGCGGCCCCTCCGCCCAACGCGCGAGGGCATCGGATGGCGCGTCCCATTGGAAATTCTGCGGACGCTGCGGGAGCCGGGCCTGCGGCAGATCACGAATCGACATTGCTGTCTCCGGTTTTCGTCGCCGTCATGTTCGGCGGCGGGTAATAGATGTCCCCGCCTTCACGCGGGTTTTCGTCTTCGAGGGCGCGCACGTCGTTCGGGCTCCACACGCCCCACTGCAGGCCCTTCACGTAGCCTTCCCAGCGGGTCTTGAAGTCCGCGCGCACCAGCGCGTTGCGATTGAAGCGGGCGTAGAGATCCGGGTTGCGGTCCCAGTCGAGACACTGAAGCCCGATCGCTTCTTCCCAGGTCACGTAACTGTCTTCGAGGGTGTAGGTCTGGAAACCCTGACCCATCGCCTCGATGCTGCTGCCCAACTGCGTCGTGCCTGCGGTGATGCCGACTAAGTGCGGCTGCACGCCGAAGAACATGCACACGTCGGTTCGTGAGTACTCTCGGCTTTCCAGCCATTGGGCGTCCTCGGCCGACAAGGCCATCTGCTGGAATTCAAGGCCGCCTTCGAGGACGATTACCTTGCCTTCCTTCGCGCCGCCAGATCGGTACTCGTCCATCTGGCCGCGCAGCAGCTCGATCTTGTCGGGCGGCAGGTACTGGCCCTCCGGCATCTTGAGCGCGCCGCTCACGTTGGCGCCGTTACGGAACGTGGTGGCCCCGTGGGCTTCCTGCGCCAGCGACAGGCCGATCGCCTCGCGGGCATAGCTCAGCACCGACAAGCCGTTCACGCCGTCCAGCGTCAGACCGACCAGGTGGAACATGTCTTCCTGTTTGATCAGGACCTGTCCGCCGTCCTTTCGGGTCCAGACGAATTCAAGGCGGTTGTCGTCGCGCTGCCGCTTGACCACCCGGTCGGGATGCAGCGGAATAAGGCCGATCAGCTTCTGCCCGACGCCGTAAACCTTCACCGCATAGGCATTGCCGCGAAGGAGCAAGTGCCCCTCCATCATCCGCTTGAACTGGGACGGCGTCTGCCAGACGTTGGGCCGGCGGTTCATCACGGCCCACACCGGGTTGTCGATGGCGTCAACGCGGGTGCGCTCGTCGATCCGACGCTTGATGCTGAGCGGCGTGTTTGCCAGTGCACCGGTACGGATACGGAGGCATGCAAATACGGTCGCCACCTTCAAGGCAGTCCGCTCGTTGACCGGTTGCCCGGCTTTCGAGACATTACCGTGCCGAAGGGCGTTATCGAGATCGCCCGAGTTGTCGACGACGAAGCCCGCGGCGCCGGCTGACATTGCCATCGGGGCAGGACCGACGATCCCGCCCGGCCCGTCGCGCTCGAGGCCGAGTATCTGACGGAACCATCCCATCAGAGCACCAGCAGTCCACGCTCAAGGTAAACCGAGCTATTGTCGTTCGCGGCAACTGGGTTCAGTTCCAGCAGCTTGGTGGCGTTCAGGCCCGCCATGAACGGGTCAATCTTGCCCGTCCCTTGGGTGTTCTTCACGATCATCACCGTTTGCCGTCCGAGTTCTTCCTTGGCGTTGCTCACGCACCAGGACATCATGCGCGAGCCGTCATGGACCGCGCCGTTGAATTTCAGCTTCCGCGCTAGGCCGACGATTGCCGACATGAGGCGGAAACCCTGTCCGACCGACACAACCTGCGGGTCGGCCAGACCGATTTCCGCTAGCGCGTCGACCAAATCGCTCACTCCTTGAGGATCGAGGCCGATCGCCCCGCGTTCGGGAAGCAGACCGCTTGCCTTGACCTCTGCAATCAGCTCGACGATTTCGCGGATGTCCTGAGGGCGCTCATAGGCGGCGTCGCCTTCCTCCAGGCCGAGCGTCTCCGACACTTCCTCGGAGCAGATCACGAGGTCGCCGTCGCTCTGATAGTCGTGCAACTGGGCCGCGATTTCCTTGCGGCGGGTGAGCACATCGGGCCAGCACCAGGCCTTGAACCAATACAGCCACCGACCGGTGCCGCGCTCGCGGCCTGCTACGCACAGACCATAGAGGTCGTCCAAGCCGCCACCGTCCACGCCGACAACCGCCACTTCACAGCGAGCCAGAAGGCTCGCCAGGGTGAGCGTGGTATCAGCGCAAACCTCCCAGTAATCCGCCCCGCGCCAACGATCGCGCCGCAGGCGCAGACCGATTTCCACGTTCAAGTGCTTGGCGAGGAATACCTGGAGGCCTTCGCCCTCACCGATCTGTTCCTTTGCCAGCTCGGCTCGGAGCCATTCGACCGTAACCGACCTGCCGAGGTGCGGATTCGTGACGTAGAAGAACGCCGGATCGAGATAGGTCTCGGCATCCAACATTTCCTCAGGCCACTCGTAGAGCATGGCCATCGTCGCTGGATCGTCGATCACCCCGTCACGGACATCTCGGAAATAGGCGAGTTTTGACTTATAGACCCCGCTCGGCGGCTCGTCCGAATGGGTCGTAATGTAGAGCGTGAACGCCTCTCGCCGGGCCGAACCGCCGCCAAGAGCCTCGCGGAGCATCGCCGCCGACTTCGGCTTCTTGCCGAACAGCCACAGCTCCTCGATCAGCGTGATCGATGCTTTACCGCCTGCGACCGTATCGCTGTCCGCCGCGATCACTTTCAGCACCGCGCCGGTGTCTAGATGCTTGATCTGGCGCTGGTGTTCGATGACCTTCAGGACCACCGACAATTCAGGGTCGGCCCGGACCATGCCCATGGCAGGGTCGAAGCTGTTGTTCGCGACCTCCAGCGTTGGCGCGAGGATCTGCAAAATCGCGTTCGGCCGCCAGTTGACGATCAATGCCGTTACCATGATGCCCGCGGCGATCATGGACTTGCCGTTCTTCTTGCTGATCAGGAGCATGAACTCCTTGATCAGGCGATTCCCAGTCTCCGGATCTTCGGCGCCGAAGATCGCGGCAACCAGGTCGAATACGAATTCGTCGCAGACCTCGCCCAGCGTCGGGGGCCGTTCTTCTCCGCCGACCACCAC